CCGCCGCCGCCAGAACCGCCAGTACCAGCAACTCCAGAAGCACCACCCGTAAACCAACCACCTTTACCACCACCAACAGCAGCAGTCAAAGAACCAAATTGAGAAGCCACACCAGCATTTGCATTTCCAGAAGCGGCAGGAGCGCCACCGCCGCCAATAGTGCAATTGTAGGAAGCTGGCGTTAAAGTCTGAGAAGTGAATATTAAATAACCGCCAGCTCCTCCTGCTCCGGCGTTAAAATTACCACCGCTACCACCACCGCCAACGGTAATAATATCCGCCACTAAATTTGCGCTTGAAACAATTAATGAAGATGTTCCCGTAAAAACTCGGTAATAATAAATAGCATCCGAGTAAAGAGTGCCACCGGTAACTACAGATTTTAGACCCGGTGCGCTAAATATACTTGCAACAGTATTACCAATCATTATGCAATTGCTCCTACAACATACCAAGTGTCAGTTGCCGTCTTGATAAGTGCAGCCGATTTGTATTGAGCCAATGTTGGTGCTGCAGCTGTAGCACCGGCAGAAAGTACGGTTGTAGTTCCCGAAGTTACAGCTGAAATCGTGCATGTTCCGGCTCCAATATTGAGAACGGTGATAACGGTTCCGACGGGATGAGCGACGGAAGCGTTGGTTGGAATCTTAAAAGAGTTAGCCGAAGCATTGTTCATCGTCACCAAAACTTGGTACGAATCGGCAATTACTGATGTGTATGTTGTGCCGGTTTGAGCGTTGATTGTGTACGCCACTAGTCCGTTAAACATAGCCGCGGAGAGAATATCTCCGGTATTTGCTGGCATGCCTGTGGTCATGTATATCTCCTTAGTAAGTCATGACGCTATTGGGATCGCCAATAACTCCATATAACGGTGAACCTATAATGAACGCCGCGTCGATTGGCGCGGAAGTCGTAAATGTCGCTTTGAAATTAGTCGGTGTAATTTCGTATGCGTTACCCATGATTTGCAGGGTTTTGGTGATGGAAGTTCCAGCTTGAACGTTGGAAGTAATTTGAACGGTGTTGAAGTAGTCCAAGGAAAGGCCGGCGGTAACTCCAGCTGAATAATTTGGGGTTGTTAAATCCAAGGTTATGTTGTCGATACGAATTGAGGTATTTTTACGAGTTGCCACATATAGCCGAGCAATATTCAAAGCATCGGCGTCGGTCAATCCAACCATGTTGGGCAAGTTGTAAGTATGAGGAAAATAGGTGGCAACCGATGTTGCATCGCTCGCGCTTTGAGCGGTTCCACCGACATTGGTAACGGTGCTTTGGTTAATGATGAGCTTGTCGTCATGGGCAAAGGTAAGCTGGTAGTAACCGATGGCCGAACCGTCGTTATTAAATACCGTTACCGGAGCCGCGCCATTTGTTTTTTCAACCTTTGAGCGTGATTTGAATATGGCGTTGCCTTCGCCACTTATGTAAAAAGCACCTTGTTCGGTGGCCTCGACGACTTTCAAAATTCCCAAAGCGGTTCTCGGAGTAGCTGGGTCTGCTTGGCAGAGCGAATCGCCTGTGTCTATAGATCGCATAGAAGCTGGCCATGAAATGGCGTCCAAAATGGAGTTGATACGTTGACCTGTAGTTTGCCCGCTAGATGTTCCGGCCACAGTTGTCAGGCTAGTTAGCTGGAAAAGTCTGAAAGCATCAGTAGCGAGAATATCGACCCAACCTTGGGTTTGGTCTTTGGGGTAGTTGTAGTTGTAGCTACTGGCATATCCGGAAAAGAGAAAATGACCGACGCCGTTATAGGTAGCCGATACGCGAAGCTTTCGGTTCGGAATTAATTGACCTGCGTAGGGCGAAGATAAATTCTGAGGATTCCAAATTCCGGTGGGGTCGAAAATACGCAGTTGGCACGTTGAAGCTTCGAATTGGTCTGTTAAAAGGTTGTAGCCGCCTTTGATGGCTATTTGAGTTACTTGCGAGGAAATGTCAACGACGTTGGAAGCGGCATCGGCAAGGACGTTGGTTCCAAGGATTCCGTGTAATGGGTCGCCGATAGTAAATGAGTAGCCAAAGATAGGCGATGATGAGAAGTCCATCGTTACGGCGACGGAAAATGGATAACTCATACTTAGAAACCAAGTCCATATTGCCCAAATGGATTCAACCGGCTCAAGGTAACTGATGATCCGTTTGATGAAGCAGTCTGGGTAGCAGTCACGGTTAAATCTGGAGATGTGGTTACGGTGATATTAACGTTATTGCCTTGAGCGGCATTAGCGGCACTTGCAAAACCAACGTCTCCACCATTAGCAATTTGATTCAAGGTCGCGGCAGTAACAGAGGCATTTATGCCATTGGTTCCCAGAGAAGCCAAAGGATTGCTTACGGTGTCACTAAACAATTTCGATGGATTGATAACCAAACTGGCCAGCATTAATTTAATCTGGTCTAAAGCTGTTTGTGCTTGGGTAGGCCAATCAGCAAAAGGATTAGTTGCTTGACCAATAGCCGATATGTTGCCGCTGACGTCCATCACTAAACCGTTGGCTTTGAGTATTTCTTGGGATAGCACTTCGGCTTGGTCGGCGTTTTGATTAAGTATGGCGCGTTGAAGCAAAAGCACGTCGGTGACCTGTTGAGTTTGACCCTTTTGCAACGCTGCTTGAATTTCAATATTTTGCATATCCGCAGTTGAACCAGCAAGCTTCAAATTTAAGGTGTCGCGTTCGGCTTTCAATTTTGCCTGAGCCTGAGCCGTCAACGCTTTGGCATCGGTTAAGTTTCCGGCAGACCATTTCTTTAACATGTTTTGCAAATCAGCCTCTGATTTAGCAAGTTTTTGGGCATCGGTGAGTTGAGTATCGACCACCTTTTTATGAGCATCAAGCTTTACCTTGGCATCGTAAGCCGCTTGTTTTTTAGGATCTAAATATTGATGTAAAGGGTCAAATGTCGGGGCTGTTGTAGCTGTGCCGCTTACAGACCCACCGGTTCCCATTTTGTTTGATGTAGTCACATCTTTCATTTTGTTATACAAAATTAAAAGAGTTGTAAGGGCAGCGACAACAGCAAAGATTGGATTCAATACAATCTCGCCAGCCATAATTTCGGAGGCAATTCCAATAGCTTTAAGAGCAAGTGAAACGCTATAGAGAGCTGCAGCCATCGTCAAAATGGGAGTAATGTTTTTGGCAAGGAAATTGATGACTGGCACAATATATTTCAAAGCAAATTCGGCAAGCATTTGAATTGCCGGCATTAAACCTTTGCCCAGTTTGACGGTTGCAGAATCCATTTTGGCATTAAATACATCAATAGCACCGGCAGCGGTTTGAGAATACGCTTTGGCAGCTCCACCGACTTTAGCCTTGGCTTCGTCCATGAGTTTATTAAAAGCATTTTGTGGCGTTAAAGTTTTATCAATCTTTAATCCCAATGCAGCAAAAGCGCGTGAATTTCCGGCGATGGCCTTGGATACTTGGATAGCCGTATCGCCGAGCGAGGCATGGTTAAAGCGAGCCAAGTCTGCGGCTGTCCCGAGCACTTGCAGAGCCTTGGCAGGATTTCCTAAAGCTGTTGTGAGACTGGTGATGGCTTGTAAAGTGTCGGCGGTTTTGAAACCGAGATCCACAAACGAATTAGTGGTCGCATCGATACTGGGCTGAATATCAGCGTAATTAACGCCAAGATTCTTGAGTGAATTACTGAGAAGGCTGACTGCGGCGTTTTCTGTTGAAAAAGCAGTAACCGAGCGACGGACGATTTCTTCTAGGGCAAAGCCACCGACTAAACGCTTGAATGACGAGGCCAAACTTTCAATGTCCGACTTAGCCTTTTTAAGCTGTTGAGAACCCTTGTACTGGGTAACAATATCGACGTTAATTGTTGTCATTTAATTTTTCTCAATGTCTGGGCTTGTGATCGGCGAGTAAATTGAGCCACGGTTTCATCAATGGCTTTTAAGGTTTTGGCTAAAGCTTTTCCTTCATCTTCAGCCCAAGCTTTGTACAACACCCGACCGCGCTTTTTGCCTGTGCCTTCCATGGATTCAGCGATGGAATCGATGAAGTGCTTTCCGGCGTTGGGGTTGCGAGAATGGGAGTACTTGTGGCTGCTGCTTGCCGGATTCCATGGTTGACCGTTGGGGTTCACCCGTCCGGCAGTTTCAATAATTGCTCCGGCTGCCGTGGTGTTAGAAATCCGGTACAAAGCGATAAAACCGCTGTTATTCGGGCGTGTACGGCCGATTAAGACCTTGATTCCACGTCGGGCAATAGAACTGTTGAACTTGGGAAAATGACCGCGCTGAGCAAATGCAGAGCTTTTAGCCGTTATCTTTTTGCCCTTAGACGAGAACGTCCAGTTAGATAATCCAGAAATGGATTCTGGAATGAAACCTTGAGCTTTTTTCTGAACAGGGGTTAAAGCTGCCCGAACCTCTTTGGTGAGGTTTTTGGCAAGGTCGGGTTCAAATTGGCGCAAAGCTTTAAGGGTTTCATCTAACCCTTGAACCTCTACGGGCATTTTCTGCCTCCCTTGCCTCTGCCTGAATAACGTCAATGATGGAGTTGAGCATTACTGCGTCCATCTCGTACAGCTCCCGAGGCGCGATTCCTAAACGAACTGATAACTTGGCTATCAAGTAAGTAAAGGAATCACGCTCTATGAGTTTGGGCTTGAATCGTCCAATACTTCGACGCGAGCCAAAGTATCGATAAACTTTTCACCAAATAACGGCACATCTTCTTCTTTAGAGATGCACTTCCAAGCCAGCCAATAAACATCGGATTGTTTTTGATCTTCAGCGAAAGCTTTTGCAAAGCCTTTCTTCGCATAAATCTCGAAAGCATATTCAATGCTTGGAGTTATAGCGTGTTCGGAAACATCACCATTTGCTCGGGTCACCCTTAGTTTTGCCATTTATTTATCCTTTGTTAGTTGTTACCAAGTACCGGTTGTTGAAACTGTGATTGCGCCGCTGACTGTAAAAGTCAAAGTCTGTACGGCAACATCGCCGACTTTTCCAGCCACAGGTGTAATTTTGTTGACCAAAACTAGACCGCTGTAGAGAGGATTTCCTTGACCGATTGTTGCGGTGCTAGGTGATCCGGGAGTTGTTGTTTGGCAAATCTTAAATTTGGCGTTAGTACCAACCAAGGTGTTAAGTGTTTGCATAACGCTACCTGGAGTTCCTGTTGATGGAGAGTCATCATTAAGGAAATCAACAGAAATTGTTGAAGATTCCAAACCAGCAATAAATTGATGGCCTGTTGCTCCCATAGCTGTTACATCAAGCTCATCAAACTGACGGTTGATGGTGAGCGATGTAACGTGATCCGTTAAATCGATGTATGTTGTGCCGTCTGTTGAAATCTTAAAACCGGCATTATTTTGGTAGAAAATTGCCATTTACTTGTCCTCGGCTTTCGTTGGTTCAGGTGTTGGGGTTGGTGCTGGGGCAGAAACCGCCGAGGCTGTTTCTGATGGTTTGATTTGACCCACAAGGGTCAAAAATGCGCGTTCTTGGTCTGTTAAATCTGACATGGTTAGCTCCAAGTACTTAGAATCGAGATGGACATTTCTGACATCAACATTTGACCCGTATCGCTGGGGCTGACGGTTGGAGCAGAAATACTTTGAACTCTGACGTTCAAGGACGAAACAGAGAGCTTGTTAAATACTCCAACGATAAGAGATTCAATGTCTCCAAGGTTTCCTTGATTGTCGAATAGAGGCACAATCATGTGCAATTTGAAATTCACTTGTGGTGAAATTGTGCTGTATTGATTATTTTGTGGATCGATATATGGATCATCAGGATTAATCACAACCGAGTTAGCAATAGGACTAGCTGGTGGATAAGAAAAGGTTTGCCACGCTGAATCATTGGTGAGAGCCGATGCCAGCGTTGAACGTAAAACGGTAATGGCTGCGCTCATTAGCCGACCATGCTTCTCGGTGAGGTATATGGCGCAATCAATCCACGAACGCGAGCCATTAGTGTGTTACCCATGCGATAAGGAGATGGCGCGAAATCCGGCGAAACTCCACCGACTGAGGATTGTTGGCGCGCTTGCCAAATATCGACGGCGAGCATCATGGCAGCTTCACGGATTGCCGGAGTAGTTGAATATCCGGTGTCCTTGTAATCGGCTCCCATGGCTTTTCCGTAAGGCACAATGAGGTGGTAATTGTCATTTGCTGCAGTTAGAGCAAATGAAACGATTTCATAGCCCAATGGGAATGAATATCGAGTAAATGGAAAAAATGGAAAAATAGGAAATGTTCCTGAGCCGCTGCTCCAAGGATAGGTCGCTGTTACGACATGTGTGCCGTTATATGTGGTTCCGCAATTTGAAAGCGTGATGGTTTGTCCGGCGACAAAGCCCATCTGTACAGATAAAACCGCATAGCCGACGTTGCCATTTACAGCAACGCCGACTACAGGGTATGAGTTAAACCAGAGGTATTGATTCAGGAGATCTTCAGCCGTCTGGCAAACTTCTTCAACCATGGAATCAGCATAAAGCGACCCAATGCCAAGATTGGCTTTGAGTTCGGCTGCAGTTACATATGTTGCTGCCATGCTGATTCCTTTCGATTAGCCCCAGAACGCCAAGGGCGACTAAGACGCTCTGGGATATTGGTTAGACGAGGTTGAAGCGACGAACGCCAGCAGGAATGAGAACTTTGCCTGCGCCGTAGCCATAAATGGCGGTCTGAACTGCCATTGATGAGACAACGTTGACTGAGAAGAAAGCTTCTGGGGATTCAATCCACATAGCTGTTTCTGGAGCGATGATGAAAGCAGATTCATCAACAAGGCCAGATGTAACATTCTTATCAACAAAGAGATCAAGTCCGAGGACGTTGCCCTTGATGGTGGTTGGCTTTGAATCGCCAGCTGCGTTCCAAGGAGAAATCGCGTTGTAGATAGGACGACCTGTGGTGTCTGTGTATCCGAGGATTTGTGACCACCAGTCGGTGTTAGCAACAAGGTTTTCTGCAAAGTATGAAGAACCCTTATATGCAGCAGGAGCTTCGGTTGAGATGTAAGCAATCAAGCCTGCGTTTGTTGCTGCTTGTGTTGCTGCCTGAACTCCACCAGCTGTGAGAACTGCAACCATCGCGCTATCTGTAGCAAGGCGATAAGCGCGCTCAAGCTGAACTGCGAGTTGGTCAAAGAAAACTGGATCTGAACGCTCGATTAGAGCCAAATCGATCGTTTGCTGGCCAGCATAGCGTGACAAAGTCAAGGTTTCATAAGCCGAAGTCATAGCGGTTGATGAAGGTGCATCTCCTTGAACGTTGACGTCAACGGTTGGAGCTACTGATGAGCCACCTCCAGCTGATGTAACGAGTGAAGGAATATTTACCTGCATACCTGACGCCGGTGCGGCTTGACGGGTAACGGCATCAATGGTCGGACGACCAAAGTTTGTGTTAGAAACAAACTGTGAAAGATATTGAATTGGGTTGAACGCTGGGTTGGTTGTTGTGGTGTCTGAAGCGGTGAGGTTGCTGCGATCTTCAGCCGCTGCAATCCAAAGCTTAGATTCCTCGCTACCGAGAGCGGCCTTAACCTTATGCTCTGTATAGCGTCCCATGGAAGTGATGCCATGGCGAACTGTTTGGGTGATGTAAGGCGTAGAAGCCTTAACGGTTGGACGTGACGCTTCTACAGCAGGCGCAGCAGGAGCTTCCGGTGTTACGGCTTCTGTGGTTGGTTCCACGATGGCCTCGCTTTCGGTTTCGGTTTCGGTTGTGGGTGTTTCTGATTCAGCTTCGCCTTCGCTAGCTGCGACATTAGTAACGATTGCCTCGCTGAAAGCAGGGGATTCGACTAATGAAACTTCTTTAAGGACT